TACTCCGTCATAAATGCTACTTCCTAAGTCTCCTTCAACATTAATTATGATATCTGCAATATTTACTTTTTTGTTATTATTAGTATCTACTTGTGGAACAACACTAACAGAAATGGATAATCCGTGAGTTTTGTATTTTTTTTTTAATTTACTATTTATGTCATTGTATATTTGAGACAGAGATTTATTCATATTTACTATAACGGTATATTTTTATCTGAATTCGACAGATCTTTATTGAAATATATATCGCGTAAATAAATAATATCTTTATCGTGTACTCGTTTATTTGTAAAATAGTCTATTTTTTTGTCATAACTATTATTCTTAGACCTTAATTTTGGTTTAGAATGTTTATTTGGTGTTAACATAGTAATCAAGAAATACAACACATACATTCCACATTCAGTTGTAGAATATTGATGTGTTTTTTTATTAATAACGACATTAAACGCGGGTTCTTGTTTTTTTATAATTTTGATAAAATCATCAATTTGTGGTTCTAATTTTCCCTGATAACCAAATTGACTATCAAAGTGGAATAGAAGTTTCTCTTTTAGGTCAATATATATAGCAGCCCAATGCGTACCTGGTCCAGTATGAATATCATAATTAATTACAATGCCTAATTTATTAATTTCTGGGTATTTTTCGATGTATCTAAAATAATTAAAATTACACAAAATTTCTTCAACGCATCCACCTAAATAAGTATGTTGTTCGTTAAAATCAATTGACGTTGGACCAATTAATTTGAAATCAGGATATTTATCTTCATATTGCTTCAACACAGCTTCTATATCGTAATTGGTAAGCCATCTATTTGGGTCGGCATTCCATGTATTTGGCTGGTATGGTCTATATAATTCAGATAATAATTTTTCACGCATTAACCCATCATCAATAATACCCAACCAACAATCTTCGCGGCGACATACACTGTATTGAGCTATTCGTTTTTGTAGTTTAGTAAAAATACTTGTCGTGTCATCATTGTTAGTAATGTGTATTTTATACTTAGGAAAAAAACGATTGAATTCCCCTACAAGTAAAACAATGTCTGAATTCCTTAAACAGGATGTTCCATCTCTGGATACAACTGAATCATTATTTGGATTGCAGTTTATTTTTAATAATTTTTGATTGTTATTTGTATTTAACTTACTCTTACGAGTGTTTATAGTGTTAGCTTTAATTTTAGTTTTAGTTTTAGTTTTATTTTTAGGTTTATTTTTATTACTTATATTTAAACGTTTGCTTTTTGTCATATATACTATTTGAATATTAAAATACTTGCTGATGGTTGTGTAATCTACGATTTTTTGGTAATAATGTTACCCCAAAAATAAGCGTTAACTGCATCGACTTGAGCCTGATCTTTTTCTGGTAAAGTATCAGGTGCTTGTTTGATTTCATCAAACATTGTGTCGGAATCACTTGTATCATCTGATTGAACCGCTTCCATTTTAAAATGTCTAATCAAACATTTACTATATTCTTCAAATGCATCGTTTACATCATTACTAATTTCTGTAAGTGGTTCATTTAGAAGTTCGTTAGTAAGATTTATGATTTTGCATTTATAAGTGTGTAAATCGTGAGTATATTGTTTATTTTTATATTGATTTGTAGATGACGCGTGTTCTCTATACTTTTGGTATTTTTGTTTATTCATTAGTAATTTAAGTGTAATGTTGTCGATGTATGTATCTGTATCATTTTCGTCTTCATAAGGCTCAATAAGAGAACATGCATTAAGTGATAAATCGTCCATCATATACATTATATAGAAATATAATTGTGGTAATATACAAAAATATAAATGTATAATATATAATGAGTAGTTCAATTGTAGGAGGACCAAGAAGAGGTCATTTTAATAGAAGTGGAGAACAAGTATTAGGGAGAAAAATAGTAACTAAATCTTGGAACACTGTAAACGCACAAGATAGTATTAATGGCAATAACCGTGTTATTACGCCTTTCCGTGCAGTGAATAACAATGGTGATTATTTAGCCCGTAAAAATTATACTTGCGGTGGACCAAATCAAACAAATGCAAGCAAGCCAGGATTAAAATCTCGCATAGGTCACATTTTATCTGTTTGTGACAACACCGGCGTAACAGGGAGTTCTACAAATGTTAAACATGTTCCTGATTCATCTGATTATATTAAATTCAAAAAATTATCAAGCACAAACAAGAACTATAATGACACCACATCCGGTGGTGATGAACATAATGGATCTTATGTTAGCTTAATGAGGGTTCGTCGTTAAATTGAAAACGATTCGTTTGTGTCACTTTTGAATGTGTAATATTATTTCACCAATCGTGTACATGTGTCTACATATGTGAGATATTACAGTGTAGCAAAATTATATTATGAAAAAAAAGAGTAAAAAATGTAAAGAAAACTCATATTACTTTATCACATGGTATCATTTCTAACCATATGATATACATAGAACTGTATGTTTTTCACAAGACAAAACATAAACAATGGAAAATTGGAGTTTGCGAATGCTATGCCAATGAAAGATACTACGTCATCAAATGAGTCTTCTTTTAGCAATGCAAGAAGAGCGTATTTAGAAATAACACCAATAACCCCATCGAATATCTTTGACGGCAACCGTGATGCATCAAGTGTAATTGAAAGAAGAAAGACACAAACCATAGGTAATGGGTCATATAATACAACTGGGACAGTTAATTCATTTCTTAGTCCAGGCGATAGAAATGTAGTGAATCGCGCAATTAGAAAGACTCGTAATGGTGGATCAGTACCACCATCAAAGAAAGGAGGAATAACACCAATGTTTTAATTATGTTACATAACTCTAAAACAACTGATGTATCCATTATCAATAAAATGTTTAGGATATTTTTCATGAGTAAGTGACTAATAAACCCACCATTTACAATCTTGACGATTTAAAATCTTCAATAATATATAGAAAATGTTCCCTTATTTTACCGAGTTCATTGGTGCTATATTTTTCATGTATGTTGTATTAGTGACCAATAATCCATTAGCAATAGGAGGTGCTCTTGCTTTGGTAAGATTAGTCGCGCAACCTGTTTCAGGAGGACACATTAATCCAGCAGTATCTATTGCGATGACTTCTGCCGGAAAATTGCCAATACAAGAATTGTTACCATATTGTGTATCTCAAATATTAGGTGCATTAGTAGCATTAGAGATTTTCAAAAGACAAGATCTAAGTATTGATTAGGTTGGCTAATAAACTTATCCAGAAAGTGTGGATAAGTTTATTACAACTAATGTTCTAACGGTTCATTGCTAATAACTTGTAAATAATAAATAATCCAACAACACTTAATGTACCAACGTAAAGGTTAGTGATAACATCCATTGATTTCTTACTCTTACATTTCCTTGGTACATGGTCAGGTTCTGTATTCACGATTCCATCATTTTCACTACGCATTAACGTATGATATTTCTTATCAGCATTCTCTTGTATGATAATATCAGCATATCCATTATTTGATGTATCAAAATGCTTATACTCGGACTCATTTGAAAAGTAGTTACTGCTAAACATTTTTTATATACGATATAGAAAGATGTTATTGTGATAACATATCTACAAAAAATATGTGTGGTATATTCGGGTTACTAAACTACAATGGATACTACCTAACAAATACAGACATAGAAAATTCGTTTAGTAAAGGGGTAAAACGTGGTCCAGAAGTATCTTTATTAAAAGAAGCATCATTAAGAACACGTTTTGGCTTTCATAGATTAGCTATTAATGGTATAAATGAAGTATCAAACCAGCCTATTACAATTGGAAATATAGTTCTTATATGTAATGGTGAAATATACAACTACAAAGAGTTAAAAACACATTTAACAAGCAATTTTACAAACAATAGCGACTGTGAAGATGATTTTGAATTCGATACACAGTCTGACTGTGAAATAATTATTCATTTGTACGTTCGGTATGGAATGGAAGCTACATTAAATATGATTGACGGAGAGTTTGCCTTTATTTTACTTGACAAAAATTTGGAAAATATGACGCCTAAACTATTCGTAGCACGTGACCCATATGGGGTTAGACCATTGTTTATAATGTCGCCAATAAATAGTAAAACAGTATATGATAATATTCTTTGTTTCGCAAGCGAGCAGAAGATGCTAATAGATTTGAAATCGAAGATTAATAAGGAAAACCCGTCTGTCAGATATATTTTAAATCAGTATAAACCCGCAACATATTCCCAATATGAAATGTCCCATAAAACAGCATATATTTGGAAATTAAAGAAATTAAAATACTACAACACCATAGTGTTCTCATCCGATATTACACGTATTGCCTCATTACAAGAAGATTATTCACAAAAGATCCAACATTACTTAGTCGATGCGGTAAGAAAGCGTGTAGAAAACACAGAGCGCCCAATTGCCTGCCTATTGTCGGGTGGTCTTGATAGTAGCATTATTACGTCACTTGTAAATGAGTTCCATAAGAAGAAGTTTGGTTGCCCTGTAGAAACATATAGTATCGGACTTGAAGGGTCAAATGACTTAGAACACGCAACGATTGCGGCTGAATATTTACAGACAAAGCATACACAAATAAAACTATCGAATGATGAATTTACTAATGCTATTCCAGAAGTAATATATGATATTGAGAGTTATGATACGACAACTGTGAGAGCAAGCATAGGAAATTGGTTAGTAAGTAAGTACATATCAGAAAATAGTAATACAAAGGTAATATTCAATGGTGATGGTGCGGATGAAGTGATGGGGGGGTACTTATATATGAAAAAGGCTAATAATAGTTTAGAATTTGACAAAGAATGTAGGCGATTACTAAAAGAAATACATTACTTTGATGTATTACGGTCTGATAGGTCAATCGCAAATCACGGACTTGAAGCGCGGACGCCATTTCTCGACTACAGTTTTGTTCAGATGTATTTAAGTATCCCTATTATATTACGATGTCAACCCCATCGTATGGAAAAATATTTATTGCGTGACGCATTCAGTATACATAAATACAAAACATCATCTGGAAAGCAACTTTTACCAGACGAA